GGGCCAGAAGAAATCGATAACCTAACACTTGCTAAAATGATTGCTGCGGCAGTAGGTAATGAACTACAGTATGAAATGACCGACTTCCATTCAAGCCGTCCTGGGCATGACTTGCGTTACGCACTCAGTGGCGAATTGTTAAAGAGCCTAGGTTGGGAACCAAAGATCAAGTTCAGTGAACGTGTTAAAGAAGTAGTTGAATGGACATTAGTTAATACTCGTTGGTTGCGTAAATGATCAAACACGCATTTATCGTAACCAGTGCAGTCAACAGTAAGTTTGGCGTATTCAAACCCGAAGAACGGTTGCAACAAACCATTGACACAATTAACAGTATCAAGTCTAAGATTCCTACTGCTCTTATTGTTATTATGGAATGTTGCGGAGAACCAATCAAGCCTACACAAGAAGCTATTCTACGTAGTAACTGTGATGTATTTGTTGATTACAGTCAGGACGAAGAAGTACAAGCATTGTATGATAACGATAACTGGGACGTAGTAAAGAACGGAACAGAAATCATGTGTTTTGGTCGTGCATTGGCTGTATTAGCGCATGAAGGACTTTTTGCTAATATTGATCGTATACACAAGATGTCTGGTCGATATATTCTTAACGATATGTTTGATGTAGAAACATACGAACAGTCTGATGTGCAGGATAAAATTGTTATTGGACCAAAATACAAAAGCCAATTCCCGCCAGAAATAACACAGGTGCCATTTCAATACATGGCTCGCTTATGGTCTTGGCCAACTAGTCGTGTAGATGAAGTTGTTAAGGTATACGGAGATTCATTTATTTTCTTTGCTGAACGTTTAAGTCAAGGCGGTTATGTGGACATTGAACACGTGCTTGCTAAATTCTTAGATCCTGCAAATGTTCACGAAATTGCCAATCTTGGTGTGGAAGGACAAATTGCACCAAATGGAACACCTATTAAGAACTAATGGAAGATTGTACACAAATTACAGAATGTCTTGCATGTGGCGGCAATGATCTAGTATTGACATTAGATTTACAAGATCAGCCACTGGCAAATAACTTCCAGGAACATGCCGGAGTTCTAGATACAGATTTATGGTTCCCACTTGCAATTAACCGTTGCACTAACTGTAACCACCTACAACTTACACATGCAGTTAACCCTGCACTAATCTACACACACTATCTATATGTTAGCGGAACTAGCGGCACCTACGTAGAGTACATGGATTGGTACGCCAATTTTGTGCGTGAGCAATTTGATCGTTGGCCCGATGGCGGAGTATTGGACATTGGCTGTAATGATGGTAGTCAACTTAACGCATTTAAAAAGATCAAATTACAAACATTTGGGGTAGATCCAGCAACTAACTTACACGCTAAGTCAAGTGCTAACCACAATGTGGTACTGGGATTCTGGGACGAAGATAGTGCAGGTAAGTTAGGTAGAGACTTTGATATTATTACTACACAAAATTCATTTGCTCATATTCCTGATCCACTTGCATATTTACGTCTTGCCCGGGATTATTTACGTAACGATGGCAAGATCTTTATTAGCACAAGTCAAGCAGACATGGTGCCAAATGGAGAGTTTGACACTATCTATCACGAGCATATTAGTTATTACAATGCGTATAGCATGAAGTGTTTAGCAGAACGTGCCGGCTTGTATTTGAATGATGTAATTAAAACTCCTATCCACGGAACTAGTTATATCTTTATCTTATCCAAGAAAGCTACAGAACAAGCACGTGTAGAAAACATCCTTGCAAATGAACGAGCACTTGGATTACAAACGCCTGAAACCTATACCAAGTGGGCAGAAGGTGTAAACAAACTAATCACTCGACTTAAAGATCAACTTGACGAATATCGTCATCACGGATATCATATTGTTGGGTACGGCGCTGCTGCTAAAGGTATGACCTTAATCAATGCAAGCGACATTTATTTAGATGCGGTTGTTGATGATAACCCCTTGAAACAAGGCCTATTCTGTCCAGGTACAACTATTCCAGTAGTTAGTTCTGATTATATCAAGGGCATTCGCAACAAGGACAGCGTGATATTCGTCCCGCTTGCGTGGAATGTTTATAACGAGATTGTCAAGAAGATTCGCAATATACGTGATAACGAAAACGATTTGTTTATTAAATACTTTCCCACAATAACACACGAATCTTTTTAAATAATATGAAATTAGAAAAACCCATTAACATTCTTGTACAAAGACGTGCTGCCATTGGTGACGTTATTATGACTACAGGCGTTGTGCGTGAGTTAAAACGTAAGTTTGGAGATGATGCTCAAATTGATATTGCTACAGATTTTGCGGAACCATATCGCAATAATCCGCATATTAGAAATATATTCCCGGTTGATCAGATTCCAGATGTAAAAAGCCGATGGGATTTATATTTTAATTTAGATGATGCATACGAGCTCAATCCTACTGAACACTATGTAAAGAACTATTTTTATCGCGTGTTTGCAGATACTACTCGCAATATGGCTGTAGAACTATTCCCCACAGAAGAAGATAAGATTGCTGTAGACGCAGACTTAAAAGAAATTGGTACCAAGTTTATTGTTGTTCACATGCGTAATTGGCACTGGACTGCAAAGAACATTAGTATGGATGTATGGTTAGAAGTATTTGGCAAACTGTTTGAAGCTTGTGCAGACTTTAAAGTAGTATGTGTGGGCGGCACAACAGATCATTGGGTAGATCATCCCTTGTTTGTTGATCTACGTGGTCAATACAATAGTCAGCAAATTAAGTATCTATGCGATCATGCCAAGGCATTTGTTGGTATTGATAGCGGGCCATTCCATTGTGCCGCAGCAAGTAGCACTCACATCATTGCTTTACTAACGCACTTAGATCCCGATGTTATTATTCCACAACGTCGACATGAAGATGGATATCATACTACTGCTATTCCAACAGAAGAAGACTGCCGAGGCTGTAATCGAGATCAAGCCCGCCCTGTACGTCAGTTAGTATGCAAAAAAGGTAACACACCTTGCAATAACAATTTTGATACAGATGTAATAGCACAAGCAATTTTAAGACAACTATGAAAAACATTACCTTAGTAGCAATTGAATTCCAGTGGTATGATTTAACTCGTCACGCAATTGAACACAGTTTAAAACACATTGATCCAAAAGAAATATTAGTTATCAGTGATCGAGAAATTTATCCTGGTGCCAAGCATATCATTGTACCACCGGTTGCCAACATTAGCGAGTATGCTGATATCATGCTTAAAGGTACTGCTGAACACGTTGATACTAGCCATGCGCTATATGTACAATGGGATGGCATGGCAAACGATAGCGAACTATGGTTAGATCACTTTATGGAGTTTGACTATATCGGTGCACCTTGGCCATGGGAACAAGAAGGACGTAACGTTGGCAATGGTGGCTTTAGTTTACGCAGTAAGAAACTATTAGATGCTTGCCAGGATCCCGCTATCAGTTTAACCCCAGAAGAATCTGTTGCAGAAGATAATATTATTGGCAAAACTAAAAGAGCATACTTAGAAGAACAATACGGCATACAGTTTGCTCCTACCACAGTAGCACAGCAATTTAGTTTTGAATTAGGCACATACAAGCCAAGTTTTGGATTCCACGGACTTTGGAACATATTTAACTTTATGCCTGACGCAGATATGGATTACTTCATGCCCAAGATTAACTATGCAGGATGGAACATTTATAAATGGCACCATGTACTTGCCGCAGTTATACGTAGAAATCGCATGGATATCTATGAGTACATGATAGATCAACTAGTTAAGAATAGTCCAGACCTACTAGACGGTGTTGCACAATGGTTAGAGCGTGATGCCCAAAATCCACAAACTAACTTAGTTATTAATTGACATACAGCAGTTTTTCGTAGTACAATAACACAAATCATTTATTTTATTAAAAGGAGTTCATAATGAATCTTAAACCTCTATCCGACAGAGTTGTAGTTCGCAGAGTCGACAGCGAAACAGTAACTAAAGGTGGTATCTTTATTCCTGACGCCGCCGCAGAAAAAGCAGATCAAGGTACAGTACTAGCAGTAGGTCCGGGCAAACGTAACAAAGAAACAAGTGAATTAATTGCACTTGATGTTGCTGTTAACGATCGTGTATTGTTTGGCAAGTTTTCTGGTCAGACTGTCAAGATTGACGGAGAAGAATTATTGATTTTAAAAGAGGAAGACATCCTCGGCGTTATCACACTAGGAGAATAAGACATGGCTTCAAAAGACGTACAATTTGGGAATGATTCCCGTAGTAAAATGGTTGAGGGTGTAAACATCCTTGCAAACGCAGTCAAGGTAACTCTGGGACCTAAGGGTCGTAATGTAGTTATTGAACGTAGCTTTGGTGGTCCTCACATTACTAAGGACGGTGTAACTGTTGCAAAAGAAATTGAATTAAAAGATAAGTTGCAAAACATGGGCGCACAGATGGTCAAAGAAGTGGCAAGTAAAACCGCAGGCGACGCCGGCGATGGTACTACTACTGCTACAGTATTGGCACAGGCCATTGTTAAAGAAGGCATGAAGTATGTTACTGCTGGCTTGAATCCAATGGACTTGAAACGTGGTATTGACAAAGCTACTACAGCGGCAATCGATGCGTTGACTGCTATCAGCAAACCTTGCGAAACAGATGCAGAAATTGCACAAGTAGGTACTATCAGTGCTAACTCAGATGCAAGCATTGGTCAGATGATTGCTGATGCTATGGCCAAGGTAGGCAAAGAAGGCGTTATCACTGTTGAAGATGGCAACTCACTACAAAACGAATTAGACGTTGTAGAAGGTATGCAGTTTGACCGTGGTTACTTGAGCCCATACTTTATCAACAACCAAGAGAAACAAATTGTTGAATTAGACAATCCGTTTGTTTTGTTGTTTGACAAAAAGATCACAAACATCCGCGATATGATTCCAGTACTGGAAGCAGTAAGCAAAGCAGGCAAACCATTGCTTATCGTTGCAGAAGATGTTGAAGGTGAAGCACTAGCAACTCTAGTAGTAAACAACATGCGTGGTACTGTCAAGACCTGTGCTATCAAAGCACCTGGATTTGGCGATCGTCGTAAAGCTATGTTGGAAGACTTGGCTATCTTAACTGGTGGTAAAGTTATTGCCGAAGAATTGGGCTTTACCTTAGATAAAGTAACTGCTGAAGATTTAGGTATGGCAGGCCGTGTAGAAATCAGCAAAGACAACACTATCATTATTGATGGTGCCGGTGATCCAGACGCAATTGAAGCACGTGTTAAAGCGATCCGTGTACAAGCAGAAGAAGCTACTAGCGAATACGACAAAGAAAAATTGCAAGAACGTGTTGCTAAATTAGCAGGCGGTGTTGCAGTAATCAAGGTCGGTGGTGCCACTGAAGTAGAGGTTAAAGAAAAGAAAGACCGCATTGATGATGCATTACACGCTACTAAAGCAGCTGTTCAGGACGGTATTGTGCCCGGCGGCGGTGTAGCATTGGTTCGTGCTAAACAAGCCATCAGTGGATTAGTTGGTGCAAATGCAGATCAACAAGCTGGTATCAACATTGTGCTACGTGCAATGGAAGAACCGCTACGTTGCATAGTTAACAATGCAGGCGAATCGGCTGATGTAGTACTAGCGGCTGTTCTTGCTGGTACAGGTAACTATGGTTACAATGCCGCAACAGAACAATATGTAGACATGCTTGCTGATGGTGTTATTGATCCAACCAAGGTAGCTAAGACAGCATTAGTAAACGCCGCATCAGTAGCAGGTTTGTTGTTGACCACGGAATGTGCTATTTACGATCTTCCTAAGGATCCTAATAATCCACAGCCACAAATGCCTGGCATGATGTAAGTTAGTAGGTACTAACATTAAACCCACTTCGGTGGGTTTTTTGTTGACCAAAAATACTCAAAATAGTACAATAGCAGTATTATGAAAATCGTAAAGCTAAACCGCAGACACACAGCCTTTAAAAAATGGGGCTTCCCAATTGGCATACGGTTTGATGCCTGGGACGATACTGCCAGAGCCGCAGACACATATCTTTCAAACACATATAATACAGCCAGCTACCAAAGACCTGACTGTTCGTGGAGCAAGGTACGAGTACAATGGTATGGTAACTGGGGTAATAAGAGTAAGAACTTTAAAGATTTATGCCCACGTCGCCCGTATTGGATATATTTACGCAACGAAGCAGATCTTACAATGCTCGTTCTTAGTAGAGTACTAGATGAAAGTAATTAAATTAGACCGTAGATACGCAGGTAGTAGCAAATGGAAATTTGCTATACAGTTTGCCGGTACTGCAAAACACTCTCGAACTGAGCGTGTTAGATACCAATTGGCGTTTCGACGATTGTATGGTGACGACCGCGAACTTAATTCTGATAAGACTGTACCTATCTTTAGTAAAGAGTGGTACTTTTGGAATGAAAACTGGAGACTTGATTTAAAGCACAATCGCATCTACTTTAACAACGAAGGTGATGTCAGTGCAGTCTTGTTGGTGATTGACCAATAAATCCCGAAATGCTATAATAGTCGTATGTTATATAAAAAGGACTATTAATGAAGTACTTCGCGTACGGTATGAATACTAACCAGGCCCAAATGGCCAATCGTTGTCCTAGTGCTAAAAGCCTTGGTAAAGCAGTATTAATGAATCACGAGTTTCGATTCGCACGTCACGCAGATATAATCGAAAATCCCGACTATAATTGCCAAGGAGTATTATGGGATATTACCGCAGAATGTGAAAAGTCGTTAGATGCATTAGAAGGATTCCCTACATATTATCTAAAGAAAACAGTTAGGGTATTACATAATGGTAAGGCTGTAGAATGTATGGTATATTATATGGCCGGAGAACAAATTGACGAATTACCTAGCGATGGGTATTTAGAAATGTTATTCGAAGGATATAAAGAACATAATATCGATGATTATCAGATATACGAAAGTTTGACATTAATTAACAGTATTAAACAACGTCAGAAACAATTACAATCCAGGTATTTTCCAGAGGAACTATAATGAAACTAAAGAATATGATTATTGAAACAGAATATGATAATGCTTTCCCCCAAGATCGAGAGTTTACTGATTGGGTTAATGCAATTGATTATGAGTATAATGAAAAGGATAATGTTCCTGCGTTAGAAGTCAATGATAAGACCAATATAGTGTTGCATAAAGACGACACTGATTATAGCCCGTACATTACTATAAACAGTTAATTTTGGTAGACCGTTAATTCCCAAAATGCTATACTGTTGTTATAGTAAATAACAAGGAGAAACAAATGCAATTATTTGAAGTTTCATACAGTTTAGGTCAACGTGCTGATTCAGGTAGCTGGGCTGGTTCAAGTTCGACACAGAATCTTAAAATGACTGTACAAGCACTCCATGTTGGGCAAGCCCGTGCAATGGTTGAAAGCATGAATGGCGGGTACAAGCATTGTCAGATTCATAGTGCTAATCAAAAATAATTTTGGTTGTTCAATAAATCCATTTAATGTATAATAGTTGTATAGTTAATTAAAGGAGCATTTATGAGTCAGAACCATTTAGCCCAGTATAATGTAGAAGAATTGCAAGGTTACTTTAGCGATTTCCACAAGGATTATTATGGTTTTCGTCCACGTTTTGCTACCCCTGAACAATGGCGTGATCGTAGTTGGTTGGAAGAGCAGATTACTGCAATCCATGACGCTATCGACACAATGAAGGAAACTTCAGAAGGTCGCGCAGAATTGCGCCGTCAGGGTTGGTCGGTTGAAGAAAGTGATTTTGATGTGTTGGAACAGGCCGAAGAGCTAGCCAATGCTGATGCGGTATATTACGGGGCTTGACCCATAATTCGTTTTAATGTATAATAGTTGTATTGTTAATAAAGAAGGAGCTAAAAATGAGTGTATCTTTTATTCGTGTTAAAGCTGGCGCATATCGCACTACAGATGTAAGCGGCCAGGTGTTTCAGTTAGTAGAGCAGTACAAAAATACAGCCAAAGGTGGCTATGTTACTGTTAAGAATGGTGACAAGTTTCCTGGCTTCCCAGAAGACATCCGTGTTAAGGTCGAAGGTATGAGTGATTATGAGTTTGTAAGCGAGGTAGAGTTTGTTGAAGCTGGCAATACTCCTATTGCTGAAGCCAAGGCTTTAGAAGCATTGGGCGCAGAAACAGACGAAGCGGTTATGGAACGTATCCGTCAGCGTTTTGAAATCTTAGACGAAATGACTACAGCGGCAACCACAGGTGATATTCGTGCAATGATTGTAAGTGGCCCTCCTGGAGTAGGTAAGAGCTTTGGCGTAGAACGCATTGTTGAAAAGGCTTGTTTATTTGATCAAATCTCAGGCAAGCGTTTACGTGCAGAAGTAATTAAAGGTAGTACCAGTGCATTAGGTTTGTATTGTGCATTATATAAGCACAGTGATGCGAACTGTATGTTAGTGTTTGATGACTGTGACTCTATTTTGTTAGATGACGTGTCGTTGAACTTGCTTAAAGGTGCATTAGACTCTGGCAAGAAGCGTAAGATTAGCTGGTTATCTGATAGCCATATGCTAAGTCGTGAAGGAGTTCCTAACTCATTCGAGTTTAAGGGTAGTGTAATCTTTATTACCAACTTGAAGTTTGACAAAATGAAGAGTCAAAAGTTGCGTGATCACTTAGATGCATTACAATCCCGTTGTCATTATCTGGACTTGACACTTGATACAATGCGTGATAAGATTTTACGTATCAAGCAGATTGCCCAAGATGGCGAATTGTTTAGTGAATATGAATTCCAACAATCTGAACAAGATGAAATTATCGAGTTCATGGAAGCAAATCAAAACAAGTTCCGTGAAATGAGTTTGCGTATGGCTATTAAGATTGCAGACTTGAAAAAGAGCTTTCCACTTAAATGGAAAGCCATGTCAGAAGTAACTTGTATGAGAGCAGCATAATGTTTGCTTGGATAGTAGTATTCATTGTACTATTTTCCGGGCACACAGATTTAGCCGTAGCATTGGCAGTTATTTTATTTTTATTGGAGATCATATTATGAAAGATATTTTTACAGGCATCACCGGTATTATTGTAGCGATTGGTATTTTGTTTGGTATTAGTTTACTAGGCTATGAAAGTTACAAGTTCTTTGTACCTAAGTATCGTGCAGTAGATAATCAAGTATTCAAAGAGTCTGAACAGTATAACGATGGTATGATTCGTGACTTAGAGAATTTGCAAGTAGAATATATCAATGGTGATGCAGATAAGAAGCAGGCTCTACGTGCTATTGTACTGCATCGTTTTAGTGTATATCCAGAAGATAAGATGCCCCCAAACCTACGTAATTTTTATGAACAACTAAAGGCAGGTAAGTAATTATGAAACGAATTCTATTAGCATTGCCCTTTGTATTTGCGTTGACAGCTTGTGACGCACCACGTGAAACATCCACACAGATCGAACGCAAGAAGCAAGAAGAACTCAGCTTGCGTGGTGTAGAATCTGTTGGTATGCCAGCAATCACAAACTTTGCTGAAAAGCGTATGATGAAAGACATCATTGAGTTGCGTGATCAAAACGTGGCTACTACTGTCTACATCACAGACTTGAATGGCAAGTTGCACAAGGTATGTAATGCAGTTGGTTATGGTCTCCCTTATGCTACACAATACACCAACCCACAGCGTGTCAGTGGTGATGGTACTCATGGGTATGTAACATTGCCACAGGCAGATCCAAATGGTTTGTATAGTCCAGCAAGTGCAGATGGCACTTGGGTATTATGTGTAGATACCAAGTCAGGCAAACCAAAACCAGTTTATATCGAACCACGTGTTATTGTTAGTCCAATTCCACTAGATTAATAAAAGTTTTACCCCATAGCTCGCGTTAGCTCCTGAGTTATGGTTTTGTGCCCCGGGTTTAACCACTCGGGGCTTTTTATTTGATATCCTTTGAAAATTATGTTACACTAACTCTATGGCACAAATATACAAGCACACGCACGTTGAAGATTACATGGAAATCATTGCTGGTTATCGTAAGCCAGATGGTAAAAGTAATCACAGTATCTTTACTATAGGAGAAAGTCCTATTAATCTTGCACGGTATGATATGAAGGTTGTGCCTAGTCTTGCTGAACAGAGCATAGCAAACAACAAAGGCTATACAGACAAACAAGCCAAGCTGGCCACAGAATTAGTTATTAAATATGAACGTCAATTGTTTAAATTAGGGGTAGACATTACTCCAGTTAAGACCAACCCAGAATACCGGTTGCCAATTAGGGACATTGATCGTAGTACTAGAGCCTGGGTCGAAAACGATGTTATCAAACTACGCTTTCCGTATAATGTACAACAGATTGAACAAGTACGTGATGCCGGAAAAACAAGCAATGGTAAAATACAGTTTATTCGTGAAGAAAAAGTTCAGCAATTAGAGTTAACTGAATGGAATGTCAACTGGGTGTATGCTTTCTGCGAGCAACATAAATTTGAAATAGATTCGTCACTACATGAATTAATGGATATTATTCTGGCAGTAGAACAAACTCCTTACGCAATTGAACTACGATATAAGAATGATGTTATAGAGATTGCCAATGCAGCAGACAGTTTAATTGAATATCTCAATGAAAAAGAAGGTGGCATTACCACAGATAACCTGTTCCGCTTGATAGACCTAGCTCCTATCCTGGGCTACACTATAGCACGAGATATAGAAGAAACAGTTATTGCAGAGTTTGGTACACGATTCTATAGCCTGTGCGCTAACCGCCAGCTTAAAGTAGATAGCATGACCAATTCTACGATTGTTAATGATATTGCTGAGTATGCACGTGCCACTAACCGTTTCCCGATATATGTATACGAACCAGATTTAAGCGATAGATTAAAAACTGAATTTAATAAGTTATTCCCCGGGGCAATGATGACCTTAAATAATAAAGTAATGGATACAGGTATCACTGATGATATTAAAGTAGTATATACTACTAAAATTCCACGTACTCCAATACATAATATTCCCTTGATGGTTAGTAGTGCAGGCATGTTATTTGGCGGTGACAGACAAGTTTGGATACAGACAGCCGAAAAGATTGTATACTTTACCAAAGACGTGTATACTAAGAACTCCAAAGGACCCGACGTGTGCAAGCTAAACTAATAATCAAAGATGAAGTAAACGTAAAGATCGAAGGATTGGAACTTGCTGACCGCACGGCTCTAGTAAAGAAGTTCAAATATGAAATTCCTGGTGCACGTTATCAACCTAGTGTACGATTAGGACGATGGGACGGCAAGGTTGCGTTTTTTCAGCTAGGTGGTAGCAGTTACATTAACTTGTTGCCCGAAATACTTGCTTATATAGATAGCAAGGGTTACGATATTGAAGTAGAAGACCTGCGTGAATACAAAACACAATTTACGTTTGATCAATTCACTGAAGATACTTTTGCAGATCAAACTTGGCCCAAGGGACACCCACAAGTAGGTGAACCTATCAAGTTCCGTGATTATCAAGTTGACATCATCAACAACTTTTTACAAAACCCGCAGAGCATACAAGAAATTGCCACAGGTGCAGGTAAGACTATTATGACTGCTGCACTTAGTAAAAACATAGAGCCATATGGTCGTAGCATTGTAATTGTGCCTAACAAAAGCCTAGTAACACAAACAGAAGCAGACTATCGGAATCTAGGTCTTGATGTGGGTGTGTACTTTGGTGACCGTAAAGAATTTGGCAAGACACATACTATTTGCACTTGGCAAAGTTTAAATATTTTATTAAAAAATACACAAGCCGGCATTGGCGATGTTACTATAGGTGACTTCATCGAAGATGTTGTTCTAGTAATGGTAGACGAAGTACACATGGCCAAAGCAGATGCCCTAAAGACTCTGCTCACAGGTGTGTTTGCTCGGGTACCCTTGCGTTGGGGATTAACAGGAACTATTCCCAAGGAAGATTACGAAAAAGTAAGCATTTTCTGTAGCCTAGGTACAGTAGTAGGCAAGTTAAGCGCCAGCGAATTACAAGAAGCAGGACACTTAGCCAACTGTCACGTGAACATTGTACAGATGGTAGATCACGTTGAGTACAAGGACTATCAGTCTGAGCTTAAATACTTAACTACTAACGCAGAACGTCTGGCATACTTGGCCAAGATGATTGACTCGATCAAAGAAGGTGGTAATACACTTATCCTAGTTGACCGAATTGAAACAGGCAAGATCTTACAAATAGAACTAAGCAGTTTGTTTAGTTTACTCAAAGACAAGCCTGAAGTAGCATTTGTATCCGGCGCAACTAAAGCCGGTGATAGAAAAGACGAATACGATGAAATTGCAACAAGTACTAACAAGATTATTATTGCTACCTATGGTGTTGCTGCTGTGGGCATTAATATCCCTAGGATTTTTAATCTTGTGCTTATTGAGCCCGGTAAGTCCTTTGTTAGAGTTATCCAGTCCATTGGGCGTGGGATCCGTAAAGCGGAAGACAAAGACTTTGTACAAATCTGGGACGTAACATCAACCTGTAAGTTCGCCAAGCGACACTTAACAGCACGTAAGAAATTCTACAACGAAGCAAACTATCCATTCACAGTTGAGAAAGCAAATTGGCAATGAAAAAACTAATCGTGTGCGGGTGTAGCTTTAGCGCACCAGCAAAAGATCTACCTGGCACAGCCTACGGTGAAGTACTAGCAAAAAAACTAGGATGGGACTTAGAGATCCTGGCAAGGCAAGGATGCAGTAACGGTGGTATCCGTGTGCAGATAGATGAGGTATTAAGACAGAAGCCTGCGTTCGCCATCATTGCACCTACATTCCATGATCGTATGGAAATCCCTGCAACCGCAGCACCATATGTTCCACCAAAAGAAGAAAACAAAGGTTGGAACTCGGACTTACAAAAACATCTACAACATAGCCACCTAAATGGATATGATCGAACCGTGGGCATTGACAATATTAACTATGGTACGAATCCGTATCGTATGATTTTTGAAACTATTTTTAGCCTGGTAGAGAATTACGATCACCCATACCGTAGTGCCAAGATAGATCGTAATACACAGCAGGCAATGAAGCAGTATGTAAACTTTCTATACGATAGTGAATGGAAGCGACAGCAGGACGAGTGGATTATCCGTGACGGGATTATGCAGTTGTTCTATTCCGGAATACCTTTCCTATTGGTTGCAAATAACCTATGGAATAGTAATACTGTTCGTGAAGCTATACCTAGTGTAGTACCTGACAAATACATGACCCTGGAATACGAAGAAACTCCTGCTTATGCAACCAATACCTGGCCATTTAGCGGTAAAGTAGATCCTGGATACCACGGTGATCCCAAGAGCCAAGAGTATTTGGCAGACATATATTACAAGAAGATATGCGAGCAGTTGCACTTGTAGCCCATCCTGATGATTGTGTTATATTTGCTTGGCCCTTTATTGAAGCCCATCCAAAATTTAACTGGACCATTGTTTACTTGACCTATCACGCAACAGACCCACGTGGACAAGAACTAGAAGCCTATTGGAATCGTCGTAATATACCTACAGCGTTTTTGGGCAATACTGACACATGGTTAGACATGGTTAGGGGAAAGATCAGTTTTGATATTACCAAAGCTTCTGCAGATCTGATAACAGCCAGCTCGGGAGCAGACTTGATATTAACCCATAATCAAGATGGCGACTATGGACATATACATCACAGGTTTGTTTGTGAAGTAGCCAACTCAATTGATACACCAAAGGTTTACTTTGCAAGTACTTTCAATTATAATACAGAGTACACAGTCTTAGATTCTGTTGCAGCAGACGAACTACCATTACACAGCGAAGTTATCATAGGCTTCCAAGATCGTAATATAGGTAGATATATTGTAACACCGGAAGCGGAACTTATATTAAAAGAAAACCAATGAGAATATTAACACTAGATAATACAGCATACGAAATGGATCAAATCCCTGAGGAAATTGATGAAGTTAGATTTTGTGTACTAGACAACAGTGATCCCAAAGAACCGGACTATTTTTATATTCCTTTAATCTTTCTAGAATCGTTTAACAGTCCTGCATTAGTATTGCGAATTGGTAACAATGTTATTCGTATGCCAGTGGATTGGCAAATACTTATCGGCGAACCAGACTTTGGCGATTTAGAAGTTGTTCCGCTAACCAGTATCAATGATCGCGGATTTAATGTGTTTACATTTAACCCATTGAGTAGTTTCCGCCCAGAGTTTGCTCCTGTGGAAATTGTGGATATCTATCAAGATGTTAAATGGTATTTCCCCAAACTTAAACCAGGACAGTTATTGGCAGTTCCGTTGACCGAAGGCGATAAACCTATGTGTGCATATTTTATCAAAGATATCTCACGTCAAAGCGAGGTCATTAACTACGGTAAGGTTTGGTAATATGGGCAACCTTAAACCGGGTGCTACTTACATCTACGAACGAGCAGACGGCGTAACCTATGCTAGAGAAGCAGGTGCCCACCCCGGTGATAGAATAGCAATTGGCTGGGATTATGATTACAGACAAAAAACTGAAGCAATAGAACGTATGAAAATGTGGACTGAAATACTTCAAGCCGCAAAGACCAATCCTGCTTTACAAGATGCTATAGAACGTGTTATAATACTATATGAATTGCAAAAGGGCGAAGATCCACCACCATGGCATCCAGTATAACAGAAGATAAATTTGGACATAATCAATTAATTGCAGAGATGAAACATGCAAGCCTTTGGGGCGACATACACAGACGTGCAAAAACAAATCCAGAGTTACAAGAGCAGTTAGATAAAATTGTTGTATACTATAAGTTAAAATATGACCGTAGATAAATTAGATATTAAAAACGAAATGGCACAGTTTGATCGTAAGAACAGAGAGTTTTACGATAGTCTTGATGAACAGGAAAAGAAGAAGTTTGCTCCTTTCTTAATGATTCGTTGGGGTAGTGCAGTTGGCGGCAATGTAGACCTGCAAGCATACTATCTAATGAGCTGTAACGAAAACTTAAATAAGAACTTCTTTGAGATTAGTGCTGCAAAACACAAAAAGCTACAATGGTTATTAGCAACAACAGTGAGCCCGGGCATGGGCAATCAATATCACCAATGGATTACTCCAAAGAAAAAAGGTGCCGGCGACAATACGGCTGTTAAATTCTTAAAAGCACTACGACCTGATTTAAAAGAAGATGAAATTAAACTATTAGCACAAATTAATACTAAAGACGATCTCAAGGCCTATGCAAAAGAGCTAGGATGGGATGATAAAAAGATCAAAGAGCTAACATGATCAAGAATCTAGTTGTCAATGGATGTAGTTACATGGAAGGATATGCCATTGGCAACGGACATGTAGACTTGGCTAACCGATTGGGTATTCCACATGCAGAAAGTTTGGCCATCGGTGGTAGCGCCAACAGCAGAATAATTAGAACTACACTAAAGCATAGTTATAGAGCAACAGAACCTACTTTGTATGTATTAGGATTAACTTTTATAAGCCGTGGCGAAATACCTATTCTTGGTATGGATCCAGCAACTGAAGCTGACTCGTTTGAAGGACGCTGGTGTAATCCGCAAAATCAGGAATTTGCTAATCGTTACGATCACTTCTGGAACAAAACAGAAAGTGAAAAGTTTGTTAAACAAAAACTAATGGTAGAAGCCTATAGCTTAATTGACAGAACTGAAGATTTACTGTATCGTATACTGTCAACTATAGATAGCTTAAAGTCTAGAGGACATCGCGTATTGGTATATCAACAGGCTGATGATAGTTATAGATATCTACTGGAAAATCCTAGATTAAGTTTATTGTCCAGTACAGATTGTATCATTGATGGGTTCCGTTGGTGTGCAGTTGGGTACCAGCATGAACAAGGTGTTGCTAAGGCTTCATCTACTGGTGGCAATTTTATTGGACCTCAATCAACTCCTGACCATATGCGTCACCCAAAAGCAGGAGAACATGCTGTTCTTAACGAGTATCTTGTAAAGTATATCAATGACTGCAACATCATTTAAGTGTCGGTATTGTGAAAAAACATTTGCCAAGGAAAGTACGTTGGCTGTGCATCTCTGTGAACAAAAGCGTCGTTGGCAACAAGAAAAAGAAGTAGGTGTGCAATTAGGACTTAAAGCATATCTAAAGTTTTATGAAATGACACAGGGTAGCGCCAAGTTAAAGAGCTACGAGAACTTTGTAACTAGCCCATACTATGGTGCGTTTGTTAAGTGGGGTCGTCATATGGTAGGTATACGTGGCATTAATCCCACAGCTTTCTTAGACTGGCTATTAAAAAACAACAAGAAAATTGACCACTGGTGTAAAGACGAGTTCTATGTCACCTACTTGCACGAGTGGTTACGTAGAGAAGCAGTACAGGACGCATTGGAGAGAGCATTAAATGAAATGCAAACGTATGCAGAAGATCATTTGGAACTTAGGAATGGATTTAGCGACTATTTTAGGTATGGTAACAGCAATCGTGTGGTGCATCATATTGCTACCGGTCGCATTAGCCCGTGGGTCGTTTATAACTGCACATCGGGAGTTGAGTTCCTGGATAACCTGGGTGATGAACAAGTTCAAATAATCCTGCCGTGGATTGATCCCGACCACTGGCAACGCAAATTTAAAGATTATCTAGCAGACACTGAGTGGGTTAAGGATATATTGCAGAAAGCAAATCTATGAAATTTAAATCAGACATTGATATTGACTTCCCCGATAGAGATCGAGCACTTGCATTGCTTAAAACTACACCTGCGAGCATCCTGCGTGATGGTCGTTTAATTCGACACAATACAGGAGTATATGCCACAGACATTCCTGTTGATCCATTTACTGGTATTGCCAGCATTGACCATGAGTCGGCAGAAGATCGCGGCTATGCTAAACTGGACTTTTTGAACGTATCGTTATATACGCAGATAAAGAGTGAAGAACATTTACAAGAA